GCTGTCTGCTGATTGCCAGCGGCGAGGTCGGCGGCGTACTGGGATTCTGGGGAGAAAGTCCTAGGGCCGATGTTGCTGGCAAAGCCGCTAGCGAACTGTTGCTGACCGATGCCAGCCGTAAAGGCGCCGCTCTGGCGTCCAAGGACGGCTTGGAAGGGGTCAGCGATGTTAGCCTTATTCAGGCCCATGACGGCGGAGGCATTGGTCATAGCGGCGGCACGGCGGTCTTCGGCCATCTTGTAGGTGTTCAGAATCTCGGAGATGCTACCCTGAGACCCAAGAGCCACTCCTCGGGCTGAAGCGGCGCCTCGGGCCGTCTGGACGGCAAGGCGCTGTTGCGACGCGGTAAGGGTTCCAGCGCCAGCCGACTTAAGGTTTTCGAGGGCTTGCCGATTGAGTTCCTCAAGAAGACCCTTGGAGCGCGGGTCGGCGGAAAGGTACGCCTCGGACGCGCGGAGTCCAAGGTCTTCGACCGCCTTGATATCAGCCTCACGCTGTTGGCGCTGGGTGTAGATATCCGAGCGGCTCATGGAGGGCATGATATCCTTCTCGAGAATCTCCATCAGGCCACGGTCAGAAAAGGCCGCAGGGTCTGGGGGAGTAGATGCAACCAGTTTAAGGCGGTCCCATTCTTCCTGAGGGATACTACCACCCTCCGCGAGAATTGCTTTATAACGGCGGTCAAAACCACCAGTAAGGACGTTTCGGGTGTTCTCTCCGAGAAGAACTTCACGCAGTCGGAGCGGGCCTTCCTTGTTCGCCTCTAGGAGTTCGGCGGCGCGCTTCTGCTCGGCAAGGGCGACGTTGTACTCCTGCTTAGATGCGTCCGAAAGTTCTTCGTAAGAGACCCGACCAAGCAAAGTGTTGCGGTAACCGCCTAGGGTAAGGCGTTGCATCTTGGGGGTGAACGCCGCTTCTGCCGCAAAGACAGAGGGCGCCATCTGGACCTGCGCCCGCAGGTTCCCCATGGTATCGGTGTAGTAATCCCGCGGGGGCGGGGTCTCTGGGCCTTTTCCTCCGCCCATGTCAGTTCAGAACCTCCGCGCCTTTGATTAATTTACCTGCGATGTCGTGAGCCTTCATAGTGGTGTAGGAGCCTCGACGAACCGCGATGGTCGTCTTCTTGTCCTTAAATCGCTGGAGGAACCCATGGGCGAGAAGTCTCGTCGAATCGGTGTCCGTTGAGGCAAGTTGGGCAACAAAAACACAACTTTTCCCTTTAGGAGCCTTCCAGTTAAAGTGAGCGTATGCTTCGTCCTCGTCGCACTCATAGGCGATTAGGACTCCAGTAATGCCGAAGTCAGGGTCGGTCGCCCACATGATATTGCCCTCTAGAGCCTGAAAAGCGATGTACTGTTTCAGGCTTTCCTCATCTCGAAAGCCAGCATCACCGAGGGATTCCCAGCCTACCTTTGCGATTACGAACTCAATGATTTGGTCGAGCGGGTTAATCATACGTAGATTTCGTGAGCGTGTCCTACGCTAAGGCCAGTCTCGTTATCAATGGAGCCAGCGGTGGCCGCTGACCTATTCAAGTGGAACGTAACAGTTCTGTTATTCGCGGCTCGGAAGTGAACGGAGTACGTGCATGAAACAGCGAGCGTGTTGAAATCAACAATCTTGATTCTACGTGTGCTCGGGGTAGTTCCCTCGTTGGTATCGTAAGTGCCTCCAGTAACTCCAGACCAAGTGTTGTTAGACGCATCAACGGAGTCAGGAAGAGCGACAGCAACACCAGCGCCAGTGCCAGAATTGGGGGTTCTGGTAACAACGAAAGCCATGTCTGCTTCACCGTTCCATGCCTCACCGTGGATTGCCCAATCTAGGACGACAGTATTCCCAGCCTTCTGAGGAGTGAACGTGATGTCCAGTTGCGTAATCTTAGTTCCGTTTAGATTAGCAGTGTTCTGAACGCCGCCCCAACCAGACGTGAGAACCGCTTGCGCGCGGGTCTGGACGAAGTAGTCGTAGCGAGGCTTGATGGCCGCGTTGTTAAGGGTTGGCGGCAAAAGGAAATTGCAAAGCGAACGGAACTCCGCGACGCCCATTACGCGGAGGCGTGACAAATAGGACAGTTCACGAACGCGGAAACTTACGCGGCGCACCGTAACGGCTGTGCTGGTATGGGCAACGGTAGCGTTCGCAGGAAGCGTGATGTTGATGGTGTTAAGGCCAGTAACAGAAAACGACTCAAACAGGCCGCTAAACTCTGCGGTAGGACCAGTAATCTCAATCGGCATGTTACTGAGCAGTCCATGATTACCAGTAAAGGTAAACGTGATGATAGGGCTACCTACAATGGAGGACAAGTTCGCGACTCGGCTCTGCCCGAGCACGTCCATGTTTTCCTTAACCTCGAAAGGACCGCTTGCGATTTCTGTCTTGGTAAGGTTGGTTCGGCTATTGAGGCCAGAGAAGATAGAAACCGAACCATTAGAAGCCGCCTCGAGTACAAGCCCACCGCCGCCGACAGTCTCAATCTTAAGGTTAGAATTAGTCTGGTTCTGGCTGATGGACATTTGTCCCTGCTCAATCGGCTCAATCGACTGAGCCTTAAGCGGAGACAGGGACGAGCCTACGCCACGAACCTTGTCGATAGAAATGGCAACCAGCGAATCGGTAGCGGCTTCGTACCCGAGTATAAGGTCTGTTCCTTCAAGCGCATTACTGGCAGGGGGCTGAGAGAAGACGGCATCCTTATCAAGCGACGTGTCGGTGACCAAAGAGTTCAACTTGGCCGCGGTGACCAAGTCGTTATTCTGGAAGATGGTGGTAGTGTTCTTAAGTTGGCTCATTTCTCGGATTTGGTAAGGCGTCCGCCAGTGGTAGCGTCAATGCTCATGCTTTTGATAATCGGTTGGCCGTCCAACGTGTTTATCGTGATGTCAGCCGCAAAGCCTCGTTTACCAATGGCGACGCGCCTGATGGATTCCTCCTGACCGCTGGACGTAAAGGTGTCGGTGATAGCCTCGGAATCTGGGCTGTAGACAGTGACTAGAGTCTCGATAGCACAATTGCCGTCGTACTCCAGTTCTACTGCCGTACTAGAGAACCGCTTCTCATGGCTGGTGCCATAGGTAAACTTACGGCTCTTGATAGAGCCTTGGACTGGGTAGAAGCGCCGAGCCATGGTATTCAAATAGAAACCATAGTTGTTAGGAGCGGGTAGGCCAGTGGCCCCCAATTGGGCTGGCAGGACAGTGATTCCTAGGGCGTCCACGTCGTCTCCTACGGCGTTTTCTTCCATCAGGTAAATACCTTGGCTGGAGACGCAGAACAGCCGCTTGCGGTCGTCCAGAACGCATTCCAGCAGGTTGTTGATTGTGAACTTGGGGATGCTTTCCGTCGGCTGTGCCGCGGGGAAAGTATCCACGGACTCCCACGCTTTGTTTAGGCTGTTAAAAATAATGATGGTATCGTTCCCAGCGTCGCTGAGGGGGATAGCCATGTATAGGCGGTTGCTGTGGTAAATGCCTACCGCCTTGTCGGATATTGAACGTTTAATGTTCTGAATGACATCGTTAATAGGGGCGGACAGAGGCTCGATGCTGTTAATCAACCTGAGGTCCAATTGAGGTTCCAGAAGGTACACGCCGCCGTCGCTGAGGAAGAACACGAACCTGCCAGCGTTAACGATAGCCTTAGGGCCTACGGCGCCGAAGGCATTGGTAAGCGTCTGGATGAAGGACGTCGTGTCAGGCCCTTCCCCTGTGGCAAATTGCTGGTTTTCAATTTTAGCCCTAAAAACCCCATTGCGCTGAAAGATGAGGAACTCGTTATCTGCCCAAGGGGTAAACCCGACGATTCGGTCGTAGGCGCCTTGGTTAATGGTAAACTGCCCAAAGGTCAGGTCCCACATGTTATAGTCGAGGTAGTCCGAGGCCGCAATCTTGTCCCTGTCGCGTTTAACAATCACGCGGTTGCCGTAGAACATGCCTACCTCGCATGGAGGGAAGTTGGCGTCTACGCCCTCAATGTCTCCTTGAGTGACGATTTGAACGGCACCGCTACCAGCCCATGCCAGCGGAGACTTTCCCTTCTGGAAGACGCATGTTCCAGTGTGGTTGTTGGTGGCTGGGGCCGTAAGAGTATAACGGAACGTATTGGTCGTTACGTTGCTGATTATGTAAGAGCCGTGCGCGTACGTATGGCCAGCCACGCTAGACATGATGACCTCGTCGCCGTTCTGTAGGCCATGGCTGTTGAACGTGACCGTTGCGGTAGTTCCTCCGTTGGTAAGAACGATACTGCCAGTCCTAGGTTCGGCTGGCTCCCCGCGCAGGATAAACAGGTGGTCTATAGCCTGAAACACCATGCCTTTATCAGAGGCAGACACTGGGCGAGGTAGTACGAAAAACTGAGTGGTTCCATTGGTGTTAGGGTCAAAGATGTAAAGCCTGTTGCTAGTGACCACGGCAATCTTTTCGACCCCGCTCTTGGTCACATAAACGCATGACATGAGCGGCGTCAGGCCGAGCAAGTCAGCGGGCGTTACGTTCTTGTTCCCTCTACGGATAGAGGCATGCCCGCGCTCAAGGCGCGTGTTTTGGGAATACTGAAGGTACTGAGGCTTAAGCATAGAGGAGTTCGTGCGGCTTTCAAAGCCCACGAATCCTCCGTCTACATCCTGCTTGTACTCAGCATTAGGCATCAGTAGGGCGGGTTGTTCATATTGTCCGCCGTGTAGAAACCGCCGTTGCCGTCCAAGTAGACATAGCGGTAGTACCAACTCATTCCATCGTAGAACTGGTTAGAAGCCCCTACAGGGTTGTCCCAATTACCAACATAATTAGGACCATTGGCTGAGTAATAAGAGGTGCTAGAAGATGAGGTAAAAGTCGTGCCATTGACATCATCCCAGTACCCCAGCGTAGTGTAATTTGTAACACTGCTTCCAACATCAGGGTTGCCACTCAATGTTATCCAATTCCCCATCGAATCGTAGAAATCGTAGTTATACGAGTTCTGGAAAGTGCCTCCAGAAACAGAATGGATTAATGCTCCGTTCAAGTTCCAAGGCCACCATTTGTTAGTGCCGTAGTGGTAAACCAAAACAAACGGCCCACTAATGGGAATCGGATGGTTCCAATTAATTCCTGCACTGTTCACCTTCTGATTAATAGACGGCGCTACATTGTTCACGATGTAAGTCTGCACCGCACTAAGCGTCTGCATCGGGTTGCCAGTAGAGGGGACGCTGGAAGCCGTGATGGCGTTCAACTGGTTCTGGGTAATCTCATTACCCACCTCGACCACGTTGGTCGGTATTTGGGTGCTAGGCCCTGAAATAGTAATTCCCATTAGGAGTTCGCGTACGCGATGTGGACCTGAGTGTCGGCGGCAGAGGAGATGAGGCGGACAGTGCCGTTGTAGTTCTCCTGAGTGATGCTACCAAGCGGGGGAATGCGAATGCCTACGGCACCAGTGTCGGCGAAGATGGCCTGTACGGTGGCTGTGGCGGAAGTGTTCTGGACGACCAGAGCAACGCGGCGGGTGCCAGCAGGAGCGGTGGGCAGTACCTGAACGGCGGAGGTGCCGACAGTCGTGTCAGCGTGGACATAGCCTTTGATAAAGGCTCCCTGATAGGATACGTTTTTGCTCATTTTAGTAAGACGAAATAAAGTTGATACGGCGAATCTGGCCCTGCTGGCGTAGTTCCTTGTCGAACTCCATTTCCAGCATGGCGCTGGCGTCCGACTCCGCCTTCTGGGCGTCTTCGTACTGCTGTTCGGAGCGTAGGAAGTCCGCGTATACGCCGCGGCTCAGGTACGTGCCAAAGATGTAAGGCACTTCTATCTTTTCCCAGAAAGCAGAATTAGTAGGAGTAATGGAGGAGTTTACGTCCTGCTTGGCTTTGAAGAAGTTACCATAGTGAGGCTTGCCCTCAATAGGCATGTAGGTGCCAGTCTCGGAGCCAGTGTCGAAGTATACGTAAGCGCCAGCCTTGTAAGGGATGCTCTTGTAGAGTTCGCCTTGGATATCGGGGCGCTTGAATCGGTATTCAACCCAGTACTTATCGGCGTCCGTAGTCTGGACGACAATCTTGTCCATCCCAGCGATGGTAGTAAGGGCGTAATTCTTGTAGACTGCCTGAGTAGTCGCCAGAGGGTTCTGGCTGTACACGCCGACGATTTCACCAGCGTCCGCAGGTACGGTCATGCTGGTGACATTGTTAGCGTCCTTGGTGACGCTTAGTTCCGAGTAGACGGTCAGGCTGTGCCAAGGGTACGCTTCCCAAGCCATGCGGAGGCGCTGGTTGCAGAACTGGCGAATAGTTCGGAAGTTCTGGTCTGAGATGTTGGATACGTCGTACCCACACAGGTTGATTGCGTCCAGAAGGACGGTGCTGAAATCTACGGTTCTCAAGAAAGTGAACGGCCAAACTGGTCGACGATTCCGCTAGCCTTTCGGCCTTGGACGACGACTTGAGTCTTGGTCGTGGTTTTGACGAATAGTTCTGGGTTGTGCTTACGCATGTAAGCAAGGAAGCCCTTATCGGACCAACAGCCCTTGCCTAGTTTCATTTCCCAGAAGTGCCACACGTCAGGAGGGACCCGCATCATTAACTGACCGAGTCCCTCCACCGTGTTAGCCTTTCCGCTGTGATTAAAAGCGGCTCGGCGACGAACCGCGGCTTCGTTTTGGACCTTTCGGATGTTCCAGCCGTTGATAAGTTCCTGATGCAACTCCTTGAGAAGTTGCTCTGGGACCCCTTTGGCTAGTTCAAGCGAAAGGTCCACGTTCGATTAGAAGTCGAACTTGCCGAAGAGGAGCGGGTTGTGGATGCAAAGACCCAGAACCATCTCGATGGCGTTGCGGGGGCCACCACCGTTGTCGGTCAGTTCAATGACCTCAGCGATGTTGCCGCCGTAGCGAACTTCGACGTGCTCGAACGGAATCACGAAACCCTTGTCGAGGTCAGGCGTGAAGTCACCGTAGGTGCCGCTGGCAGGGTTGGTATCGAGGCTACCGAGCCAGTTGGAGACGTGGAGGTTGTACTGGCCGAAGTCGCCTTGGAAGACGTCGATGTACTGGGTGTAGGTCGACTCGCCGCCTTCGCGCAGGGTGCGGATGGGGCTGGAGGACTGGGCCACGCCATTCGGGGTCGTGTAGACGAGGTTCGAGAACGCGCGCTTCAGGTTGACCGCGACGAGGGCGTCGTAGGTCTTGTTCTGACCGCTCTGCTTGTACTGGGCGGTCAGGAGGTCCTGAACGTGCGACTCGTTAAGAGCCGAAGGGCCAGCACAGACGTTGGCGTTAGCGACGACGCGGCTGGTGCCGCTGATGGTCTTCGTCGACGAGGCGGCGATGATGTTGTCGGCAGGGACGCAGTAGTCGTCAGGAACAGGGAGGGTGGTGTCCTTTTCCCACTTGGTCTTGGTCCAAGAGTCCAGAGCGCGGGTGCGGTAGCCAACGGAGCCGTTGTCAGCCTGAGCAGTCTGGTTCGAGGTGAGGGCGACTTCGACGTCGCGCTTCATCGCGAGCATGGCCTTGGCCATCTGGCGGGAGCGCTCAGAAGCGACGCCAGCAACCTTGACCATGTTGGACTCCGTCAGTTTAGACACACCGAACTTGCGGCGGAAAATCTGAGGGTAGGCCGCGAGGGTAGCACGGTAGCCGATGGTGTACTGGTCCATCTTAGCGCCGCCAGCCGTGTCGCCAGTGAGCGACTCGTCGGTGCCGTCGATGACAGGCATGACGCGGGGGTCGGGGTTCTTGTCAACCTGCCACTGGAACAGGGTGTTCGACGGTTCGGCACCTTTGCGGGCCATGGTGGTGAAGGGGGTGTCCTTCGCGTCCACCATCGTAATCATATCAGCAATATCCTCGCGGCGACCGACGCGATTAGCCTCATTGGCGTTCTGATAGTTTCCAAGGTCACGTTCAAATAAGCGTCCCATAGTAGTATTTTGTTTGGAGGTTTAACCGACAACTAACGACCGAGTTTCAACTCGATGAGCGACGCCAAATCATCCTTTGAACCAGTCTTAAGGAACCGACTCTCCACTTCCGAAACATTCTTAGTGTTGGAATGCATACTCGGGCTAGCAGAGGGGCGACTGGGCTGAATAGGAGCACGACGAGGCTGGGACGCGGAACTAACTACCTTCTTCGCCTGACGCGCTTGCATACCGTAGACGAAGTCTCCGATAACAAGTTTATAGTCAGGGAACTCAGTGAGTTCTGGGAAGTTCTTCAGGAGTGCAACTGCCGTTTGGTACTCCTTAGTATCCTTTTTCTTCCACCACGGATATTCATTCTCCGCGACTGGGTCGAAGCGCCTACGAGCGTTGAGGAACTGAACTTGCTCGGGAATGTTGGTTTCAAGGTCTTTCATGGCCTGAACCTTCATTCGACGAACTTCCGATTCCTCGACATGCACAGTAGTGCCGTCAGCCTTTGCAACCTCACCGCCGTACGGATTCTCTTCGCACCAGTCGCGAACCTGACGAGCCTGTTCGATGGCCTTTTGAAGGGCGGCGTCGTCAGTCAGCGTTCTGAACGGATTTTTCGTACGCGGAGAAGCGGGGATGGCTTCCTGCTTGTTTCGCGCTTCCTCAAGTTCCTTGCGAAGTTTATCGGCTTCCGCTTCGGCCTCACGGCGCTTGGCGGTAATCTTGTCGATTCGCTTCTGGATATGCTTGGGGATACCTTCTTCCTGTTCCGAATCATCCTCGCGGCTACCTGCCACGTTCTCGGACGAATCATTGTCAATGCCACGGCCCAGAATGGACGCCTCGGCTAGAGGGTCGTCGATTTGGTATCCTTGGTCTTCCGCCGTCTTGTTCTCGGACTCGGCGGCGTCCGTCTGTGGCGAACTGGACAGCACAGAGGAGTCTAGTAGAGAGGCAAGCCCCTCCACGTCCAGAGCGCCAGTTTCGCTCTGGTTGATTCGAGGGCTTTCACCCTTGTTGTCGTTTTCGGTAGTCATGCGGTTTAATGTCCAGCAAGCGGACGGTCAGGGTTTAACGCTCCCAGAAGCGAAGAGACTTTTTTGAAAAAATTACCGCCGCGTCAACAGGGGCTAGCCTGTAGTGCCATTTCGGGCATGCTTTGGTAAGGTTTACTCAGACTCAGGTATGTTGAACTCTTTTCGGGCCTGAGCGCGCATTTCCACCAAGTGGTTCTTGATATCAACCATAGCGTCTGCTCTGCCGCATGCGTGAGCGCGTTCGGCATCGCTTTGGTTGCTACGGATAGCATTGGCTACTTCCAACTCGATGAAAGTGTCCATAATGCGCATCGTGGCGGTCCAAGCCTTGTTTTCGCCTTTGAAGGCTAGGCTTTCTAGGGTTTCCCGAGTAGCGGTGAAGTTTGGCTTTTCCATGGGTCAAATTACATCGGCTGGGGCATGGGGGGAGCCTCGGCGCCTTCGGGAGGCATCTGCTGGGGCGGCTGACCGCCTCCCTGCATCTGCTGTTGGACCATGGCGATAGCCTGTTCCTGCGGGACGCCTTGGGAGACCAGTTCTTGGACCATGGCTTCCATCTGCATGCGCATATCGCCTCCAGCGACCTGTTGCTGTTGCGCCTGAGCCATCTGCTCCTGCTGGGCCAAGCCTTCTGCGCCAAAGTCTGCCTGAGCCTGAGACTTGCCCTCTCCTCGGGCCTTCTGGGCCTCTTTGGCCTGTTCGATGAACCCTTTGACCTGTTCGGCAAGGGAAGTTCCTTGGGGAGCCACGCCAGTGCGCCCAGTCTGCTTGTTCTGCTCCTGCTGGACCGACATGGTGAGGTTCTGGACGTAAGTCTGGAACAACTGCTGGAACAACTGGTCGCCCTGAAGCGCCTGTTGAGCCTTGGGGTTCTGCTGGAGAATCTGCTGGGCCAGTTGAATCTTGGACTGTGCCGAAGGGTCGGATTCGACAAGTTGCGGGGCGTTGCCAAGCAACATGAGGCCAATGTCGGTCTGGACGTCTCGGAACATCTTCTGGGACGCCTGTTCAGAGTCGGTGATGAGGTCCTTGCCGAGGTCAGGGCTGATGGCCTCAATGACCTTCTTGAGCAACTTGGTTCGGTCAATTACGCCGCCAGAATCCAGAGGAACGGCGAACTTGGTAATAGCGTCCAACTTTTCCATGACGAGGTTCGTGTCGACCTCGCGGACGTCGAACTTGATGAAGAAGTCAAAACCGCCGTGAATCTCGCTGGCGTTAGACGGAAGGTCCACGCCGCAGATGCGAACCTTCTCCTGCGGGGTCAGGTACTGAAGAGCCAACGCGAACACCTGCTGATAGATTTCAGTCCAGCAAGACAGCCAAGAATTGACCAGCGTCTGCTGGAGCAACTGGGAGCGAACGTCTTCAACGTACTTAGACGTCAGGCCGTAATAAGCCGCATGCTGAGCCTCTACGCGCTCAATCATGCTAAACGCTACCTGAGGATTGCCAGCGGGCGGTTCGAGGAACGTGTAATCGTCCTTGGAAGTGACAGGCAACTGAACAGCAGGTCCAAGGCGGTTGAGGGCGCCGATGCGCTTGCTTACGCGGAGCGGCGGCAGGGTTTCAATCGCGGTACGGTCGCGAAGCGAGTCATGCTGGGCCTTGATTTCGTCTTGGTCGGTTCGGCTGACCTCGGGAATGCCTCGGGACTCCATGATAGCGCGCCGAATCCATTCGCGGCGGAAACCGACAAACGGATACTTGCCGTGGTAGTAGTCTAGAATCTCATGTTTTCCGTAGGAATTGTTTCCGACCTGCGGTGAAAACACAGTGTAGTAAATGGCTGGGATGCCCTCGTCGTTAATCTGGCGGGCATAGGAATACACGATTTCAATCATGTTGCGGCCGCGCCACACGTTCGTCGTGAGGACGTTGGTAACAGGCGTCAGGCTAGGGTCATTGTACATCGACGCTTTGCCGATGCTGGCACAAGCCTGTTCAATGAAGTCGCTGGACCAGCCGTCCGTATGTTCCATGGCCCTGACTTCAACCTCGGTCAGGAAAGTTCGGCGGAAAATTACGCGCGCTCGGTTAAGGTCAGTGGTTTCCTGAGGGAACGTAACCTCGTCGTAAGGCTTGAGGGCGGTGACGCAGGGTGCGTTGCTGAAGACGTAAGGCTCTTCAATCTCCGCCGCGCCTTCTTCTCGGAGTTGTCGGACCATCTTCTTGCAGTCGCTGACCTTGGCGTTGTTCATTACGGCGGAAAGCATCTGGGCAAGGTAATCGTCGTTTTCCGCGTCCATGATGAGTTCAGGCAGTTTGCTGAGGACGCCTTCGGGGTCCTGCTCGGCCTGAAGTTCGGAAATGGCCGTCAGGTCATCCATGGTGACCTTCTGGCGGCGCAAAGCCGTCTGCTGGTCCCAAGTGACGTGGAAAACAGTCCAGCCGTACTGAAGGGCGTACTGGGCGGCAAGGTAAGCCTCCTGATACATTTCGCGGCTCTGGCGGCTTTCAAGGAGCCAGCGCATGAGGTTGCCAGCCGAGGAAGCGTTCGCGGCATCTTCCGAGGTCACGCCGCTGACGCGCAAGACACTGCGCTGGAAAGCGGTAATAAGAAGGGACGTCAGGTCATTGATAGTTCGGTCAACGAGGCGGACGCGGACGTCTGAGGCGCCTTCCCACGGCATGGCAGGGTTGCCGTTGCCGCGCGGGTCGCTGTGCTTTTTTCCGTCGTCGGTCTGCCCAGCCCATCGGCAGAACCGAATATCGTCCATGGCCGCGAGGCGGTCGAGCGACGAGCCGTTGTACAGGCTGTCGTTAAACTCGCGGATAAGGTTATCGACGTCAGGCTTCTTGGAAGCCTGAGCGGTGGCGTCAACCGTGCGACTGCCCTTGGGGTATAGAGGTTTCATTTAGTTTGATGTGTTGAATAAGTTCGTCTCGGTAAAATCGGTGATGGCCACCCTTGGTGACATACGTACGGAGGGTGCCGTCCTTGCGAAGCCTGTCGAGGTATCTTACGGACAGGCCAGTGAGTTGGGACGCGGCTTTGCGCGATAGGAGGGGGGGTGTCATGCTAGTAGGAAAATGGGTCCGTGCCTTTGTAGGTTCGCTCGTCTTCGTATTCTGGATTCATGACCGCTAGATAGCGCAAGCAGTCGATAGGGTCCTTCGAGCACCCCTTTTGGCCGTCGCGGCCAGTCCACTCGCGGAGGCAGTAAATCAGGTTCTGGCACTTGTCAGAGATGTACACGCGCGGCTGGTTCACACTGCTAATCGGCTCATTGGGGTCGTAGGCCAGCCAGTCGTTAATCATGCCTACGCCCTCCTCAATCACGATGCCGCTGGCTGGAACGAGGAACATAGGGTCGTCCCCGCTGGAAAACAGGTCGATGACGCTGGTGCCGTGGTCCATTCCTGCCGCCTGTGCCGCCCCAGCGCGCGGGTCGACGTAGCGCTCGATGATTGTCTCCTTACCCTCGAGGGAGCGTATCAAGTGTTTATAGTCCGTCAGCCCTCGGCCAGAGTTCATGGTCTGGGCTGGCCCCATCTTGCCGTCTGGCTTCTCTGAGGCCAAAGCCCACTCTCCGACGGTCATGTCTGGCCATTCCCTGTAAACGTAGCGCGTACCGTCTTCTGTGATGCGCATCCACAGCATAAACCAGTTTCTGGCGCCAGCAGGGTCACACGCGAAGTAGTTGACGCCCTCCGCAGGGACTTTGTCGCTGGGGATGACGTGTATGTCGTTGAAACGTGGGAATTGGTTGCCTTGGAGTGATTCAGCCCACCCATAGGCTCGAATCTTCACCTCATACTGGGTTCTGCCGCTCAGGCTCTTCGCCAGTTGGTCAAATGGGTTGTAGGGGTTGAACTCGGAGAAGAACCACATGGCTATCGCACCCTTGCGGACGCATTTGGCGATATACGGCATCTGGCCGCTCGGGCAGTTAGTGACGTTGCGCGAATTGTCCAAAAGTCGCGCGGGCTTGGATTCAATGATGCGGGAACCAGCCAAATAGTCCTTAACGACGTTAGTATAGCCTGTGATAGGCGTAAAAGTGACGAGCAACTTACCTTTTCGCGTGATATTGCGGAAGCGGAGCGTCTCTACCCAGTCAAGAGGCACAAGTTCGTCGCACCAGATGAAATCTGTCTCGCCGCCCTCGATAACGGTGCGGTCCTGAGCATAATTCATGAAAAAACACTGGCTTCCGTTCGGCAAAACGAAGGAGTTCTCCGAAAATCCGTTCTTTTGCGTGTACGAGATGTTCGTAACGCGCGTTTTTTTCACCTGCTTCAGTTCCGCGGGCAAATATTTCCAAACAATGCTCTGTTGCATCTGAATGGACGACTGGGAAGTCGTGTGAAGGCACCAAACACGGCTGTTTGGCTTGTTTACGAGCGTGTACACGACCCGCTTTGCCGCGTATTCGGTCTTTCCCGCGCGGTTGCCCCCGCTTAGGAGCATTTCGTCGTTCTCGTTCAACAGCCTATCGGCGTCTTTCCAATAGAAAGGCTCGTACCCATGGCGGTATGGGTCCGATTTCTCCGCTTCAATCTTATCCTCCCGCAGTTGCAGGAGGTTTAACACATACTCCTCACCATGCTTGCCTACCAATTCGCGGATTTTGTCCGCGCTAGGTGCAACAAGTACAGGGTGAGGAGTAAGGTTAAGCACCTTTAGAACGACGGTATTTCTTACTGTAGTTCCTATGGTACTCTTTGTTGCTCGGCAAAGAAGCAGACGACTTCAAGGTCGGGGTCTTCTTCCGCATCTGGAACTTAATCGCAGAGTCGTAATAGGACTTAACCTTTGCGTAACGCCGCGTGGCGTTTCGGCTGGAGTTCCTTGCCTCGAACATTAGTCCTTTTTCTCGTTCTTGATGACGTCAGACCACTTGGTCATGTAGTTCTTGTAGTCATCAACCTTATCCATGGCGCGGAGCGCCTTGGTCTTGTTGTTGCGGACGACGAAGAACGTACCAGCGGCACCGACAGCGACACCGACGAGGAAGGAAAAGACGACGGTTAGCATCGCTTACCTCCTCGAACAGGCTTGTTCATCTTGGACTTTTTGGGCTTTTTGTTTTTACTCATTGGGGGGAAGTTTATTGCGCTTGGAGTTCTCGACTAAGGCAAACGAGCCGCCTCGGCGCATGGCATGGAAATCGTTCATATCGACAGGAAGACCTCGGGATGCGGCCTCTTCCTCGGACTGTACCACCATGGCAAACCGCAGGTTGTGCTGTTCGATAAGAAAATCGCTACGACCGCCGTACGAAGCGGTCATGGCTAGGTTGACTGGTATTTCGTTCTTACGTGCCACCCAGAAAGGCAGGGACTTGGTAAACGCCCAGAACTGAACGGTCGGTCGCTTTCGGCAGACCTCGAGCCAAGCGTCAAAATAGTTCTGGCTAAAGAAGTCACCGCCTCCATGGATACGAACATGCGTCGCTTTATTCGGGAGTGCTTCGAGCAACATCCGTACAATTTCTCCATGGTTAAGGTGCTTGAGACTATCAAAGTTATCCCACACCTGCTTGCGCACGGCTGGGTAGCGCTCAACGGTAGCGGAGTAGCATCGGAATACTTGGTCCTTACCGTTTACAATTTTGCCAGTCTCACGGTCGGCAAATGCTTGGCATTCCTTGGCCTGAGGGCAGGACCATCCGCTGGGCAGGTTGAATGACCATGTACCTTTGGGCAGGTAAGAGTTACCTTTGGTAAACTTAATCATCAGAACTTCCCCCTGTAGCGCGGGTTGCGCATGGGTATCCACCACTTGGTGTACGAGCCGCCTGTGCGGGCTTCACACTTCATACCCTTCATCCATTTGGACGAATCCTTCACCCTCATAATCACCTTCTCGCCCCCTTCGGCAAGAGCCTCGACGAGGTAGGGATTGCGGGGCAACACCCGAATGACAGTGAGGGTGCGAATCTCGGCGCCGTCAGGCGCCGACGCGATTTTTTTTGGGGCCACTTCTTCGGTTTTCAGGCCGAGGTGAGCGGAAATCTTGGCCACCCCAGAGGGGCGGAGCCACATCGGGCGCATGGGTTCGGGCTTGCTACCCTCCTCCCGAAAGTAGTCTTCGGCGTCGAGCACCTGCTTGCGCAGGTCGGACAGCGCCTTGCGTTGCATGCCCAGTTGCTTGGCCACGTCAGCCTCGCGTACAGGCGCATCGGGTAGTTCCATGGACCTAACTAAATGGGGCTAGTATGACACACTGCAAGCCTCCTTTTGCCAAATTATTTCTTCTGGTTGAATGCGTAGGGGTAACCGCGGGCGATTGCTCATCAGACCCCCCCCACCCCCTATGACACTTATGACGTAGGTGGCTATGACAGGCGCCTATGACACTAGGGGCTATGACAGTGTATGACACTGATGGCTGGCAGGGCTATGACACTGGTATGACAATCGTAACTGTCGTAACCGTATGACACTGGCATGGTTCGGGCGCAGGGGCCTAGGAGGGCCTAGGAGGCGGGCTTGGGCTAGGGGCTAGGCACTGAGCCGTGCATGCTATGACAATGGCCTTGTAGGGGCCTCAGCGCTATTCTTTTGGGGTATTGCCACTGTGGTCTGGGGCATCCGAAGGATGGGTGGGCTAGGTAGGGCTAGGCTGGTGCTAGGCGGGCCTGAGGCTGGCGCACGTGGCGCAGGGCCGAGCAGGGCGGCTGAGGGGCCTAGGAGGCGCTACAGGGGCTTGGGATAGGTTGGGGGTGGGTGAGGGCTGGGCTGGTGGGGTTGGAGGGCGTGGCGGGCGCGCTGGGGTGGCTGGCGTGGTCTGGGCATGACGAAGCCCTGCTGTGGTGGGCAGGGCCTCGGTGGCGGGCGACTGGCGCGGGCGGCTTACTCGGCGCTCTTGAGGACGGCGTCGATGGTCTGGTCGACGTGGTCGCGGGCGGCGTGGGCGTCGGCGGAGTAGAACGCCTTGATGACGTCGGCGAGGACCTCAGCGGCCTTCCAAGCCTTGCTGAAGGCGTGGGCGTCGATGGACTCGTACGGCAGGTTGGTGGAGGTCAGGTTGAAGCCTTCGGCGGTGACGCGCACAGGGCTGAAGGTGGTGACCTTCGGGTTGCCGTCGCGGTCGACGTAGGCGCGGCTGAACTCGACCTCGAAGGACGAGAGGGCGCTGGTGTAGCCCGCTTGGATGTTCACGCGGATGCCGTCGAACTCGCCGAAGCCAGTGGCGTTGTCGATGACGATGGAGCGGACCTGCTTCCAGTCCTTCTGCTCAACGGAGCGGCGGAAGGCGCGGGCGATTTCGACGATGCCAGCGACGCGGTGGAAGTCGACGTTGAGGCGGGCGCTGGCGCGCTGGAGGGCGGCGTCGACGGCGGAGTCGAGGAGGGCGACGTCGATGACGGCGAGCGCCTCAGCCTTGGCGGCGGCGAGCACCTCGTACGACTTCTCGTCGGCGTCCTTGGCCGCTTCGTAGGCGGGCTTGGTCGCGGCGATGAGCAGGTCGCGGGACTTGTTGCGCTTCGACAGCGACTGGGCGGCGTCGAACGCCTCGAACGCGGCCTTGCGGGCGAGGGAGGATTCGACGCGAGCGCGAGCGGCGTTGATGAGGGCGGTGGTGTTGATGGCGGTGGTGATGTTGTTCATGGTGTGTGTTGGTTTGGTGGTTGATGTCGCTCGGGGCGACGAGGGGAATAGAACAGGTGTTCGAGGGTGGGTCAAGCGCTCAGGTGAGATTTCTTTGGCTCGAGTGTCATAGGGTCTGGCGCTCAGGCTTGGCTGGCCTTGAGCACCTTCTTGTCGGCGGGGGTGAGGGTGGGGCGGGAGCCGAAGTAGAACCCAGCGTCCTCGGTGGCCTCGACGGTGACGACGAAGGTCACGGTGCGGCCGACGAGGATATCGCGCTCAGTGCGGTCCGTGGCGTTGTAGATGGCGTTCCAAGCGGCGGTGTGGCCCTCAGGGTCCTGCACGGCCCACAGGCTGGCGAGGTCGCTCGGGAGGCTGGTCCAGACCTTGCGCTGGTCGGCGAGGCGGACGAGGTACTTGCGCGTGGTGCCGAAGTCGTTGGTCTTGTCCTTGAACGACAGGACCTCAGCGGTGATGGTCACGCGGCCGCTGAGCGGCGCGAGCGTCGACAGGCTGGCCTTGAGCGCGGCGGCGCTGGAGGCGCGCTCACGGAGGCGCTGGAGGTTGGCGGCGGCGAACTCGCGCGACTTGGTCAGGCCGCTGACGAGCAGGGCGCGCTGGCCGTCGCTGACCTTCCAGTCGTACTTGCGGGAGCGCACGGCGATGTCGCCGAGTATGCGGACGCCGCGGAAGATGGCCTTGGAGACTTCGTCGCCCTCGAGGCTGTCGACGGACACGCCGAGGCGGGCGCACTCGCGCGCCTTGACCTTGGCCCAGTTGTTGTCGTCGGCGTCCTCGAGCGCGGCTTCGAGCGCGTCGTGCAATTCGGCGTCGGTGTCGGCGAGCGCGATGAACGCGGCGTCGCGGCGCTGGCGCTCGCGCACGGCGGCGGCGGACTGGCGCAGGGCCTTGAACTTGAAGTCGCTGTTGCTCAGGCCGAGGCGGTTGTCGGCGCAGGTGTGGCCGATGGTGATGTAGGTCGACGTGGGCTTGTGGAGCGCGACGCCGATGTAGCGCGCGTACGAGCCGCAGTGCTGGCACTGGCAGGGAAGCCAGTCGGCGTTGAAGTAGCGCTGGGCGGCTTCGTGCGCTTCGCGGGCTTCGTCCTCGAGGCCGTCGTACTGGTCAGCGCGCGTGTCGAACACGCCGACGAGACGGTAGTCCTCGGGCTTGAAGTTGCTGGGATTGTGGATGCTGGCGGTGGTGTTGTCGTTCATGGTGGTGGGTGGGTTGAGGGCTGGAGTGGAACAGGTGTTCCAGTCGGTGTCAACACCTAGGCCCCACTTTCGTGAGGCCCAGTGTCATACGGCCTGAGGAGCCGCCCTGCTGTCCACCGCCGCGCTTCGGCTAGGCTGGTTGGGGGCGTGGTGTGCAGGGCGGTCCAAGGTCATAGGTCGGTGCGGGGGCCAGCGGCCTTCAGGAGGGCCAGCGCGGCCTCGGCGTCGACCGCATCGTCGACGTCCTGCGCGTAGCCGCTCGCCCTGCACCGTTCGTTCAGGTCCACGACGCGCAACTCCAGCCGCGCGACGTCGCGGGCGTGGAGGGCGTTCCAGAGGGCTTGGCGGGCCACCTGCTGGTCAGCGATGGAGCCGTAGCGATGGGCGTGGAGTTCGTCGGCCTGAGCCGCGTAGGCGGCTTGCACGGCGCGCTCGAGCGCGGCCTTGGCTTTGGCGGTGTCTTCGCTCATGGCTCAGAGGGCTTCGTCGAACTGCTCGACGGCGTAGATGTAGCCCCTGCCGTTCGGCGTGGGGAACGCGACGAGGCGCGTGTGGATTCGCTCGAGCGGCCTGAGGCCGAGCGCGACGTCGTCGGCGGTCTGGTCCTCGAGCCAGCGCAGGAGCGCGTGGCGCGCGGCGGCGTCATGGTTGTCCGAGGGCTTGCCCTCGTAGGACCACGACACGTAGGCGCGGCGGACGGCCTCGTCGCCGAAGCGCACGGTGGCCACGACGCGGGCGCCGCGGGTGTTGGTCGGCCCGCAGTACTGCGTCGTGACGCTCAGGCGCACGTGGTTGATGGCGTAGGTGATGTTGATGGGATGCTTCATGGTGTTGCTGGGTTGGTGGGTTGATGGAAAGGGAGGGAGCGCTCAGGCGCTCCACTTCTCGAGGGTGGCTTCGTCTTCGTGGCTCGAAGCGATTTCGCGCGTGGGCCACTGGTTGAACGCCTTGCCGTACTTGCTGAAGTTCACGATGCACTTGGTCTCGAAGCGGTACTGGTGCGAGCCGCAGGTGACGGTGATGATGGCGCCGTCCCAGATGGCGTTGTTGTCGGACGTCGACGCGGTCACGGTGACCTTGGTCTCGCCAGTGGCGAGGTGATGGCGGGCGATGGTGCGGTCGGCGACGCGGTAAGCGTACGTGCCGACGACGAGGTCGGCGTACTGCGTGGCGACGGCGCGCAGGTGGCGCTCGGTGTTGGCCTCGGTCTTCAGGACGCGGTCAGCGGCAGGGGTGCGGTAGGAGTCCTCGGCGTCGACGAGCAGGGCGCGCTCGGCGTTGAACTCGATGGCGCGCTCGCGAGCGGTGCGCGAAGCGGAGTAGTGCCAGAAGTCGCTCCACGACTTGCCCGAGCGGTACGTGCCTTCGCACGACTGGTAGGCGACGTCCTTCGCGGGGTTGGCCTCGACGAACTTCACGAACTCGGCGCGGAGGGCGTTGGCGGCGGAGACGAGCGCGCGGGTCTTGCGCTCGGCGATGTAATCGCGGACGACGGACAGCGACGCGGCGATGAGGTTCGCGCTCGGCGTGACGAGGCGGACGCGCTCTTTCTGGTCCTTGGCCTTGCTGGCCTTAGCGGCCTTGCGCTCAGCCTTGGCGGCGTCCTCGATGCGCTTCTTGGGCAGACGCTCGGCCTTCTCGGCCCAGTCGCGGCACTTGCAAGCGAGGTCCCACTGAGCGTAGGCGTCGGAGCCGTAGGAAGCCTTGCCAGCGTCCTGAGCGGCGCGGTAGATGGCCTCGCACTCCTTGGCCTTGACGCGCAAGAGCGGGGCGACCGCGGTGAGCACGTCGCTCGCGAGGTCCCAGAACTGCTTGGGCTTGAGGGTGAGCACGATGTCGGCGGTGACGTTCGTGGCGGTGATGTTGGCGGTGTTGTTGTTCATGGTATTTTTTGGGTTGGTGGATTGCGCCGCTCGGGGCGACGTGATGGGAGTGGAACAGGTGTTCGACTGGACGTCAACACCTATCGAGTGTCATACGAGGCGCGCTCCAGCAGGGCGCTCAGGCGGGCGGTCGGGACCGAGGCCCAGAGGCACTGGCCCGCTTCGTTCAACAGGTCGACGCGCTCGGCAGGGTACGACGGCGGGCCGCAGAGGCCCTTGTACGCCGCGTACAGGCGCTCGCCCTGCTCAGGGGTAGGTCCGATGTCCCTAAGCCTGAAGGCTGGCACGTAGCCGCTCACGACGAGCGCGCCGCCTAGGCGGCTGAGCGATGTCGACACGGCGATGCCGTCGAGCGGCAGGGGGACAGCGCTGAACGCATACAGGTCGGCGAAGTCAGACAGACGGCCCAAGGCGCTGGCGCGCGCGAGGGCGTCGATTGCTTTGTCGCCGTTGCTCATTCGTCGCCCTCGTCGAGACCGAGGTAGGCTTGCAGGGCTTCGACGTGGCGGCACGTCTGGCCCGAGGTGAGGTAGAGGTGCGGCTCGGCGGCGACGGCCTCGAGCACGACGTGCAGGTCGGCGTCGTCGTACTCGTCCCACCGCTCAGGCTGGCTGAGGATGGCGAAGCACCCGATGTGATTGTGGCTCACTGAGCACCTCCCTTCGTGATGCGTTCCCAGTGGGCGAACTCGATGGCCGCGAGTTCGGCCGCGACGCTGTCGAGTTCGGCTTCGGCCTTGGCGCGCTCGGTCGGGCTGATGTAGTCGTCGCCCGCGTTGCCGAGGGTGCCGTCGACGAGCGCCAGAAGGCGCACGTGGCGCTCCAGCAGGTGCTGGTAGCGCGGGGTGTTTTCCGCGGCGATGCGCGCGGCTTGGTGGTGGTTGATGTTATCGGTCATGGTGGTGGGTGGGTTGGAGGTTAGCGGGCGTTGACGTGGAAGCGGAAGGCGGCGTCGCGGATGGCCTCGACGATGCCGATGGAGGCGGTGACGAACTCGATGCGCTCGGCGCTCGGGACGCCGACGGCGGCGGCGCGCTGGACGCGCTCGAGGTAGGCAGTGACCTTGTTGTCGGCGGCTTCCTGAGCGGCTTCGTCGGCGTCGTAGAAGGCGTCCTTCTCTTCGTCGGTCAGCGTGGCGAGGTGAGCGCGCTCGGCAGTGTAGTCGGAGCCGAACTTCGTGGCGCCGTAGGCGGCGACGCGCGGGAAGTCCTCGACCTTGACGTCGGTGGTCAGCACGTACTGGTTGTTGACCTTGTCGGTCCACGTCTGGACGAGGACCTGAGCGTGAGCGTCGAAGGAGACGCCGTCGTCGGTCGTGCCGTAGAAGTGAACCTTGTAGACGTACTTCGAGCCGTCGAAGTAGCGGGACTCGGCGTCGTACTTGGTGGTGTCGACTTCGGCGTTGGTGATGGTGTTAGGGATGTTGGTCATGGTGTTTGGTGGGTTGGAGGTGAACAGTGGAACAGGTTTTCTAGTGGGTGTCAAGCGCAAGGCCCCGCGCCCTTATCGGGCGGCAGGGAGGTTGAGCGCGGCCACGGCCTCGAGGACCGCGAGGGCCTCGGCGTGGCTGAGGTCGGAGAACGAGACCGAGGTGTAGACCGAGTCCTTGCGGCTCTTGGTCTCGACCGACGGCAGGACGTGCTTCAGGTCGGCGACGGTCTTGGCCACCTTGGCCTGAGCGGCGCGGTTCTCGACGGTCTCGTTCGCGTTCTTCTCGAGGCGGGCGACTTCTTCCGCGGCGCGCTCGATGCCCTCGAGCAGGGTGAGGCCAGACTGAGCCGCGGCCTTGCGGATGGTCGCGACCTTGATGACTTGGTCCTTGAAGCCGCGCTGGGCGGTGCCGACGCGAGTGTCGTTGCGGTCGTCCTCGCGGACGTCCAGAGACGGCAGGGTGACGTTCAGGTCGTGACGCTCGCCGCGGGAGCCAGTGCGCGTCGTGTGCAGGAGGACCTGCGCGACGGTGACCAGATTGCCGTAGCCGCGGACGACCTCGCGCTGGACGCCGTAGGCGGCGTTCTCGTAGATGCCAGCGCCGATGGCGTTCAGCGCTTCGTGGCGCTTAGCGAGGTCGGCGATGGCCTTGGAGATATCGGCTTTGACGGTCCAGCCGCAGGGCCAGCCAGCGCCGCCCTTGACTTCGACGACCTCGAGCGTCACGCCGTGCGGGGCGTTGTCGAGGAACTGGCCGACGATGGCGTCGCGGATGACCTCGAAGGCGAGGTGCTGGGATTCGGTCGTCTGGACGTCAGACGAGGTGATGGTGGTGTTGATATCAGGCATGGTGGGTATGTTGGTTTGGTAATGATTGGCCGAGGCGGTATTGCCCCGACGTCATGCACCGTACCACTCATGCCCCACCGTGCAACACCGATTTTCGATTTATGACACTTTTCCAGAAATGCCCTCAGAATCGGCCTTGGCGCCCTTTGCGCCGACGAGGCTTGGCCTACCTAGGCCAGCCCTCAGGACCTGCCGTACGGCGGCAGGGAAGGCCAGTCCTAGGCGCGTGGCCAGCCGCTGGATGTCAGCGGCCTCGTCGGGGTGCAAGCGCACCTGACGCCACTCGCGCGCGGGCGGCGTCTTAGAACGGAACGTCATCGCTCGGCTCCTCCTCGGTGAGCGTGAACGCCTTGCCAGCCATGCTCGCGTCGAGCGCGGCGCGGAACGCTTTGTCCTTATCGCTGATGCGGTCCTTGTACGGCTTCGGCTGGTAGTTGTCCTGCCACCACTTCAAAGAAGCCGCGGGCAACGAGCCAAGCGTCTTCCCCTGTTGCTTTCCGAAAGGGATGACGACGCTCCTCCAGTCGCCAGCGTCGGCGGTCGGCGTCACGACAGGCGCGGGCGCGGGGCGCGACGTCTGCATCGGAGCGAGGTGGTCGTCGACGACGTAAGCGGTGACACGCTCGGCGGCGCTCAGGCTCGGCGGGTCCCAGCGGAACTTGGTGCCACTCTTGGTCTTGCCCTGATGCTTGCCGCGGTCGCTGACGATGGCCCACGCCTCGGGCAGGTCGTACAGGTAACGGCCGATGCCGAGGTTCACGACGGCCCGCTTCATGGCGCCGCTCGCCGCGGACTTGAAGGGGTCGATGTCGTCAGCCTTGTTCAGTTCGACTTCGCACGACCCAGTGACCGAACGGCCAGCGGTCGTGATGGTCACGACGCATACGGCCGAGGTGCCGATGTTGTGGAACTCCTCGCGGTGCGACCAGTCGAGTCCGAAGACTTCGTCCAGACGCTCCATCGCGGAGCGGTTGTCGATGTAGGCGAGGATTCGCGCCCACACGGTGCCGTCCTGCTTGTCACCGCACGATTGGATTCGCCACTCGATGCGGTCTTCGGGGAAGGGCGCCCGAAGTTGGTTGATGATGTCGTTGCTCATGGTTGGGAGATTAGTCGTCGTGGCGCAGGATGAGGCCGTTGACGGCGAGGCCGTCGATGTTGTAGTCGGCGTACTCGTACGCCTCCTCGATGGTCCAGTCGTTCATGGCGGTCAGGACCTTGATGATGCGCGAGTACGAATACACAGGTCGCTCATGCTTGTCGTGGTTGATGATGGCCGCGTCGAACTGAGCGCGCGGCTCGAGGTACAGGGCTGGCTTCACTGCTCGTTTATTTCGCTGGTTGCTTTTAGGGCGCATAGGAAGATGTCGGTGACCGCGTTGCGGGCGGTGAGGATGTGCTTGCACCTGAACTTGGCCGACTGCTCGGCGCGCTCGGCGCGCGTCGCGGCATCGAGGGCAGGGAGCAGTTTGAACTGGAAGTGCTCGCATGAGCACTCGCCAATCATGTCGTTGGCCAGCAGGTCGACGAGATGGGCTTCGTCTTTCTTGGAAGACTTGAACAGGTACCGCGTCGGGCTGTCGTAAACCTTGAAGTCCATTAGAACGGCGACGGCATGTCCTCCAGTCTGACGAAGTTCTTCACTGGGATATGGATGACTGGTTCGATGTCTTGGTCATCCCCTCGGCTGTTGGTCGTGCGGCCGTCCCAAGTTATGGCTTGGGTGCGCGTGTCGTTCACGGTGAACCTGTAGCAGTAGATGCCGTCGGTCCAAGCGACGATGACGACAGCGGGCTTCGCGGTCAGGGCTTCGTAGCGGACGAGCGTCATGGCTTTCTCGAGCGACGTGAAGAACGTGCCGAACCTGAAGCGCTCGAAGTTCTTGCCGCGCACCTCGGCCCAGCCGACCACGTGGTCGTTCGGCGCCGTGACGGTGTAATCAATCTTGTAGTACTTCGGCGTCTTCCTGCACGACACGCCCCAGACGGCCTCGACGTGCTCGATGGCACGTTGCTCGTTTGCTAGGTGGTCTTTGGTCTCGTAGGTAGGGCGGCTCACAGTTTGCTGATTGCGTTCTTAGTCGTGGCGGGGACGCGGCTCAGGTCGTAGCCAAGTTGGCGGAACCGACCGAGGCCGCAGTTCCACGCGGCATAGACTTCGCCAGCGGTGGGCTGACGGCCGAGCGCCTTGGCGAGCGAGCGCTCGAGGTAGGTAAGGTACGTGCGGGCGTACTCCTTGGACTTGGAGTAGTCGCGCGCGGCGTAGTAGGGCCAGACAGGCTGGCCGCTGGCCTTGCGCAACTGGGAGGTGTGCTCCCATCCGATGGACCAGAACTGGAACGCGCCGACGGCCTTGCCGTTGTCGCCGATGGCGCTGGCGCGGTTGTTGCTTTCCACGTACGCGACGCGCTCGAGGAACTGGTCAGTGATGGCCGTAGCGTGAGCCGCCGCGGCGCTGAGGAGTAATGCGATGATGTATTTCATGGTGGATACGTAATGGTGCAATGTGGGGCTTTTGCGTCAACCTCAACTTTGCGTATTAGCGCTGACCGCGTCGAAGAACTCCCTGAGCCGCGCGACGAAGGCCGCACCTGTCTCAGGCTCGACGAAGCGGGCGCCTAGCGCCGCGCCGTTGTGGTTCGTCGTGATGATGGTCGGCAGGGCGTTGGCCGTGCGCTCGTCAATCAGTTGGAACAGGATGGAGCCAGTGCGCTCGGTCGTCTTCTCCTTGCCGAGGTCGTCGATGAACAACAGTTCGTCCTTGCACCACTGGTCGACGATGCGGTGCCACGTGCCGCGAGTGTAGCCCTCGGCCAGTTGGAACTCGACGTCCCTCATGCTCAGGTGCGTGACCTTAGGCAGGGGGTGGAGGCGCTTGCAGATATGCCACGCCGTCCTGCTCTTGCCAGTCCGCGTCGTGCCGTGGATGAGCAGGTTGCCCTTGCCTGTCAGCGGCGTCCAGTTGCGGGCGATGTCGGCGAGCCGCGGGCTGAGGCGCTCGAGGTCGGTGTCCCTGTAGAGCGGCGGCACGGACAGCGGCGGGGTGCTGTTAGCCACGCGGCGAATCTCGCTGGCCTGAGCGTCGACGTCAGCCTTGGCTAGGCAGTCGGCTTTGCCGCAGACCTCGGGCGCCTTGAACGTGATGTGTCCGAAGGCAAGGCCGCGCGTCTCGACGCCGCAGTACAGGCAGTTGCCAGTGTTGTGATTAGAAGTCTCCATGGTCGTTAGCGGTCAGGGTTTTCTTGGTGGGGGTGGTGGGCTTGCGAAGAGGGAAGAGTCCGTACCAGCCGTTGCGGATGGTAGCGCTCACGATGTCGACCGCGGCGGTCGCGTGGTCGGTGCCGCTGGCCTTGGCCTGAGCCGCGATGACTCCGACGTTCATCTCGAGAGAGCGCTGGGTCAGGGGACGCTTGATGTCGGCCCGATGATTCGCGAAGTCGGTGACAGCCTTGATGGTCCTCTCGTTCACATCCAATCCTTGAGCAATCAAAGCACCCTCAATGTTTATAGTATTATCTTCTTTCTTATTCTCTTTTCTATTGGTGGCGGTTTCCTGCCTAGGGGGCTGGAGGTTTTCCGCCTGAGGGGGGCGGAGGTTTTCCGCCGTGGAACTCTTCTTCAAGTCCCTGATGGCCTTGGCGTACACCGTCGTGATGCGGCGCTGGCCTGAGGCGTCCTGCTTTCGGATGATGACCCCGAGGGTCTCGAGCCGAGTGAGGTACTCCCTGACCTGACGCTCGCCGCAACCGACGATGCCGCTCAGGTATCCGTTGGACGCCCAGCATCCCTCGCCGTTGTCGAGCGAGTCGATGATGGACGTCAGGACCTTCTCCGTCAGGCTCAGGTCATCCCTGAGGACGAGGTCACGCGGCACGAAGATGCCGACGAACTGTAGGCTAGGCTCCTTCATGCGAGCACGATGGTTCGAGTCCTGCCGTCGTACTCGAAGCCAATCACGTACCCCTTCTGGCGCAGGGCAGTGACGGCCTCGGTGGCGTAACGCTTGGTCACGCCGAAGTACTCGGCAATAGTCGTGTTCTTGACGGTCACCTTGCCGTCCACCGCCAGCGCCCGCAGGTAAGCGAGCACCAGCACGTGGAAGGTGACGCCGAGGTCCTTCTTCTCGGCGATGCTGATGGTGAGGTGAGTAGGGTCGCTCATGTTAGGAAACGAGGCTCACGTTTTGTACTTCGCTCGGGTACGAACTGAAGGTGTTAGTCTTGAGCGCGTTGGCCCAGCGGCGAATCAGTTCCCAGCGCTCAGCGCGCACCTTCTCGTAAGACGCCGCGTCGAGTTCCAGCAACTGGAC